GCTCAAAGATGTGTTTCTGCACATTGACCGCAACGTTGGGCATACCCTGCATCATTGGGTTCAAACCAAACAAAATGTGCGTCATGATGTGCGCATCGTGCTGCTGACCCGCAAAAGCCTTCAGTGGTGAGCCATCAAGCGCCTGTGCATTCTCGCTTGCAGGGTCCTTTGGCTTGTCCACGTTTTGTGAATTGAGAATTTGGTCAATATCCCGCACACCAATGGCTTCATACATGCGGCGATATGCCTCATACATGTTGTGCATCTGCGGTGCGCTCTGCGCCAGTTGCAACTGTGTCTGCGCCATCGTGATACGCTGGGCAACAGAGAAGATATTAGGGTCAGAGACAGGCAAGACATCAATGCGGTCATCAAAGTCTCTTGCCTTGATCTTGCGGCTCTCACCGGGCACATCGTATGGATACTCAGGTGGCAAATACTCTGCAAAACCCTTGGCCAACAACTGAAATTCCATGCGCTGGCTGTAGTGCAAACGCTTGTGAATTGCCGACATGACCGAACTGCCTTTTTCAAGCAATGCAATCGTCGTTCCAACAGCAGCATTCTGGTTGCTATCGCCCACCTGCATGTCGGTGATGCTTGCCAAACGGCGACCAGCATCTACGCAGAAACCAAGCAAAGCAAACAAGGTCTGGCTTGGCTCTTTGTACGGCAAAGGCAGCAACGATGCAGACAACTCCGCGCCACCAGCATCCATGTCCCTGAACTCACCGGGCTGCAACGGTGTATCGTCGTTTGCAATGCGCGCACCCTTGGCTTTAAAGCCTGCAGGCAAGTTAGCCAGCGTTCCAGCGTCCACCAATTGCTGCAGTGCAGAAGTAGCCGTCTTTGTCAAACCACCAACCAAATGCAAGAAGCCCAAGCCATACGCTCCGGGGCCTTGGACCAGCAAATAATGCACATAGTACTGCTTGCGGGCAAACAAAGGATCAGCCTCTTTCCAGTTGCGGCGCACACCTACAACAGATTGAGAGATTTCGTCAATGGTGACGATGTAAGGCAGCTTGATACCTGTCTCTTCGCCGTCTTCATCCTTGTGCTCAAAGCCGCGGATGTCCAGATCAACCAAGAACTCCAGCAAACAGATCTCTTCCTCTACGCCAGTAGGATCAACACCTGTTGTGCGGTCCACTTCCTTCTTGATGATGCTTTGGCCAGTCTCTGCCGCAGTCGTCATCTGCGCTGTATCCAAGTACTGACCACGAATCACTGCTTTGCGGTAATCGTTGGTGGACATCGGAACGCGGTGCGTGATCCGCTGGCATTCGCTCATCACCGATGAACCCGTATACGGTATATACAGATTATCAGGCAGCACCAAAGCACTTACCATGCGGCCCTTGGTCTCATCAAAGTAGACCTTCTTAAATGCAGAACCGCCAAAGCCAACATAGAACAGCAATTGGTCAAAGTCAGGCGTGTACTCTTCCATCACCGTGGTGATTTGGTAGTTCATGAAGTCCTTGACACGGTTTGCCTGCATGACCTTTTCGCGTGTCTCTTTGCCCAACACTTGCGTGCGCACAGGACCGCCGGCCGGCATCAATTCCTTGAGCGCCTGTGACTGGAACTGCACAATACTCTCTGTCAAAAGTGGGTGCTGCACGCCGCACGCGCCCTTGAACGGCTTGGTGCGCTCTTCAAAGGTGAAGCCCAGCATTTTCATGCCCTTGCTGTACTGCTCTTCCCACTCCTTGCGTGAAGACTTGTCAGCATCAAACAAAGACATCAAGTCAGAAGAGATAAGCTGCAAGACATCAGGCTCAATGACCTCGGCCAAGTTGCTGTCATAGGCAACATCGTCTTCTTCTTCGCCAATGTTTACGAGCGCCGCACCAGTATCTAAGTCATACTCAATATCAATATTTGACGCCGGCTCATCGTCCATCTCAATGGCGACATCGCCCTCAGGCAAGTCGTCAATTGTCATGTTCTTTTCTATTGGCATGTTGTGTCCTTACAGATATCTGCGGTTATCGTCGTTTTTGCGCTCAACCATTCCACCCTTTTTGAACGGAATGCCCTTTTCCAAGGTTTTGGTTGCAGTCTCAGGTGACCAAACCACGCCCCAGACTGTTGGCTCTGTTCCACCGGGATTTGGCAGTGTAATGGGTTTGATGTCAAATCCAGCTTTTTCGCCACCTAAATCTTTTACGGCCTGCTTTAAGTTTGGCAAAACTTTCTCATACAACGCTGGTCTGGCGGACTCCTTACCGGGGAAGGTTACAAAGTCTTGGCCTGCACGCATTGTGGCCTGAATTGCGTTTTTCATCAACAACTGCATTTCTACAGAAGGGCTTGTCTCAAAGCCCGCAAACGGCTGCTCTAAAAAGTATTTGCCCGGAGAAGTCACCGTGATTCGTCTTTCTAGTGTATCTATCCGGTTATCAAGCTTTGCTTTTTCTATCTTTTGGGTAGGATCAAGCTCATCAATCCCTGCAAGTTTGCTCTTCAACGTCGCTAATTCTTCACGATCTTTTTCCAAAGATTTATTTTTAGGACCAAGTTGTTTGACATCTTGCGCAAGGTCAGACTGCAACTCATGCACGTGACGGCCATTCAGTTGTTTGCCATTCATGTCCACTGCATGTTCTGTGTAGCGAGAGAATCCAATTGGATTAATTTCTTTGTTGGTCACGCTTTCATGTTGACCTTTGTAGCCGGTATACGGCCGCAATTCCTCATACACCTTGTCATATGATGTGTGAATATTTTCCCTGACCTTGCGCATCGCCGCATTAATGCCGTCTTTAATAGGCGCTGTGATATCTTTTAGTTCGGTGATTAATGCCTGATCGCTTCCACCCGCTAGATTTGGGCTGGGATGGTTTGCGTTTCGCTGCATAAAGGCCGGTACATCAATTGGGTCTCCACCCAGTGCAACCAATTTGTCAGAACCTTTTCGCATCAACTCTTCTGTCAACTGTGTTTCTTGTTGTTTTCTTATCGGCCACATTGCGTTATTTCGTTCCGCCATAGTCATCCCCTCCAAGAAGGGTGCAGTACGACGGTCAATTTCCCTATGGAAATTAAATCCATTTTCACTGTAAAGCACTGGATACATAATCATGTTTTCGGCATGATTTACTTCATCTTGCATTTTTCCAAACTTTGTGTACGCCGGCAACGCAGCTTCCATTCTGTCTATTAAAGTATTTATTTCAGGAACCTTGGCTGTAAGCGGGTTGTTCTTTAAAGATTCAACAGCAACGGTAATATCTTCAGGCTTGCGTCCATACAAAACTTTTTCTGCCGCTTTTTTAGCTGCAAGATAATTACCATAAAGTGCTGCTGTCTCAGGTGTCTCTTTCAAATACAAGTTCATTGACCCAGCAATAGGTTTGTTTGCTTGAAAAATATTGTCATGCACGTTGTACATTCCGCCGTTTCCCGCAGGAACATCAACAGAACGGAAACGACTTGGTGAATACGTATTGGCCAATGATTCTTGGAGCATGGCAGGCGTTACTTTGTCCTTAGGTCCCAATCCAGCCAACGCTTCTTCAAGGCGCGCAACATCATGCTCACGGAACTTGCCCTTGACCTGATTGATCAACTGCTCCTTTTGTGCAGGACCAGTCATCCCTGCAGCAAACTCATCCAAGCGTCCAACAAACGGAAACTCTGCACTAACTTGCACAGGTGGTGCAACAAAAGGTGGGGGTGGGGGCAACTGCGCTGCAGGCCGTGTAACTGCAACTGCTGTAGTTGGTGGGGGTTGTACTATCTCTGGTGCAGGGCCTTGACGCCTGATTGCAACGGGACGCGGACGAGCCGTAGCTTCTTCAAACAAACGTAACTGTTCTTGCGCATCCGCTGGCAATCTAGCAATGTTTTGTTCTGCTTGGAGTAACTCAGGTCTTGGAGCAACAGATTGTGGCAATCTGCCCGCAGCTACGTCCGCTGCAATTTGTTGTTGATTAACGCCTGCAAGATTGTCAAAGATGGCATTGGTTATGGCTTGGTCATCTTGTACGGGAGCATCTACGCGCTGACCCGTCATTCCGGGCCTCTCGGATTTGTACCCTGCTTTAAAACCGGCCAATGCATCTGCTGCTGCGCCCTTCAAAGCTTGCGCACCTTCAATCACTTTACCCGGTGAAGCTAAACCAGCAGCTAATTCACCAAAGGTATGAAAACCCTTGAGCGTTGGGTCTTCAGGCGTTGGCCTGCGAATGCCCACATCCGTAGCTTTTTCTTTTAAATACTCGCTACCCAAAAAAGGTTTCTGATTACTGTATCCAAAAGGACGCATTGCCATAGTTGTTAAATCAACCGGCAAGCCAGCAAGATCGTAAGGCACGTCCGATGCACCAGCAGCCATGGCTGGGTATGCCGTTCCGCTGTTTAAAGCACTGGATATATTGCCCGCTTTGCGACCAATACCAGACTTCTGTGCAATAAAAGCAGGGGTGTTGCTCTCCATTGCCAACCGTTCAATCTGCTGCGGGGTCAGGCGCTCACCCTCTTCAGGACTTCCGTCTGCACGATTGACAGGAATACGGATATTGACTTCTGGGCCCTTACTGCCTATATACGCCCTGCCCAATTCCCCAGCCAAATCACGTGGGCTAAAACCACCTTTGACAAACTCCACCAAAGCATTCTTGGCAGACTTGACAAACTTTTCGCCTGTGCCCATCTTCTCGTACTCCGCAACCCGCGGTCCGTGGAAATCGTACTTATCTGAAATGCTGGTGGAGCCATCAGGATTTTGCTTGTACTGAAAACCACCCAGCGTATTTCTAATGTCCACGTACCCCGGACCGGCGTTCTTGGTATCAGGGTAATCCTCATAATCTACACGGCCCTTACCACCTCGCGCTTGACTTTTTTTTACCGCATCCATCATGGCCATCTGTTCCTTGGCCGTAAAATCTTTTTCAGTAATAGGCGTGCGGCGGCCCGTCAAAACATCCACATAGGTCCGCGAAGCCGCATCAAAAAATGGCTCATCTTTGCGCTCGGTTACCTCACCACCATCTGCCATGGTTATGGGAGCAACGCTTAAATCAAGAGAAGCCAAATGATTAACAGGCTTGTAGTCGGCAAAGAACTTAGATGTTTCCGTATCTTTGTTCTCGTTGTATACCCGATCATCCTCTTCATCCTGCGCATCCGCCAAAGCCGCTAAAGCAAACGCCGCCTGATAGCTGGCAGGCATGGATTTGATGTCCATCTTCGCCATGGTTGTTGCTTTTGGCGCTTGGGCCGTGGTCCCCGCTGGCAAAGCCTTTGTCATGATCTCCTCAGCAGGAGTAGGTTCTGTTTTGGCCATTGTTTCACGTGAAACATCTTTGCCAAGAAGACCTTTGACGCGCTGGACATACGTCCTTGTCTCTGCCGGCAGGGCTTCGGGCTTTGCACCAGAAGCTAACCATTTGTCTGTAGCGCCGGGGCCCATGTTGTACGCAATCAAAGCCTTATCCGTATCGCCATACTTTTGCTTCATGGCTTGCAAATAATCCACACCTACCCGCGCAATTTCATCAGGGGATTTATCTCTAGCAGGAACAACACCAAAGCCGGGGTCAAGGACAGTCTTGGGCATGACCTGCATCTCACCAAGGGCACCCTTGGGGCTGGTGGTCAGAGTTTTACCGTCATCCTTGTAGCGTTTGCCGCGGCTCTCCGCAAGCTTTACAGCAGCTACTAACTCTTCAAACGTCTGTTGGGCCATGGCTCGAGGTCCTTGATCAAATATTCAAGACATTTTATGCGGCATTTCAATAATACTCAACCGGTGTTGTATCAGGCTCGTCTTCTGTATCGTCGTCCGAGGCCAACGCAATAAAGTTGCCAGCACGAAATCTCGTCCAAGCCATCACCGCAGTATCCACTTGGTCGTCATTGTTCCCATTAGGAAAAGCCGCGCATTCCTCTACAAGGTCCTCGGCCCACTCCTTACCTTCAGGGTACCAGATCATGCCGGACTCTAGTAAGGGAGCAACAGCATTGGCTCGGCTGACCTTGTCCTGACCAGACTTGCGACCGCCGGGCGAGAACATCGTGACAGGGATGCCCATCTTACGAAGTTCCTGCTGGAGCGGCGTACCGGTAGCCTTTGCTTCAATCAAAACATTATCAGGCTTCCAATACATGTATTCATCTTTAGCCATGCGCTTAAGCTCAGGAAAATCCCAACGGCCCTTGCGCACATTAAGCAGCATCAGATTGGCACCAGAATCAGCATCAGGATAAAACACGCCCCATGTGCTGATGACAGAGAAGTCAGCAGTCTCTTTCTTTGAGTACGCCGTGTCGTATACCTGAATCAGATACTCACACTCCGGTGGATCATCGTACTTCCACTTGCGCCACCAGTTACGCTTCAAGATCGCACCCTCATCATTCGTTGGCTGCTGCTGCCACTGGGCGTTCCACTTCTTCAAACCAATAGAGACCTTGACCTTTTCTAACTCATCAAGGCTCCAGTAATCAGGCCACAAGGGTTTACCACTAGGCAGGATGGCAGGGAATTCCAAGATCTCCCACTGGTCAGACTTCAGATAACCCTGTTGTTTCAAGAGGCGGCCAGAGAGGTCGTCTGTCTTCCAACGCGTATTAATCACAATGATCGCGCCGCCCGGTTGCAAACGCTGACGAGGACCGGATGTGTACCACTCCCACGTGTTCTCCATCGCAGTTTCAGACACAGCATCCTGCTCGTCCAAAATATCATCCAGCACAACAACATTACCACCACGGCCCGTCATCGCACCGCCCTTACCAATGAAAAAGGCCTCACCTCCTTGGGCCGTGTTCCACCTGCCGGCAGCCTTACTGTCAACTGACAAGGCCATCTTTGGGAATAATTCCTTGTACTTCTCGTCATCGACAAGGTTACGGATCATCCGGCCAAAACGCTGCGCTAACTCTGCAGTGTGGGAGCCGACAATGAGTTTGGTGTCAGGGTTTCTACCCATCAGATATGCTGGGAACAGATAACTGCCAAGCTGGGATTTGCCGTGACGGGGAGGCATCGCGATCATCAGGCGTTTGCACTCGCCGGTTATTACACGGTCCAGAGCTTTGGCGATTCGTTTGTGGTGTTCCCCAACGAGCATCTCGGGCCAGACGTACTGGCAGAAGGACAGGAAGTCTGTTGTTGCACGCTCCTGAGCCTCCAAGAGTTTGAGTCGCAACTCCAAGCGAAGCTGTTCTTCTTGGACGTCATCAGGTTTTATAGAGTGCATAGGCCACGTTTTGAAATTTGCATAAATATAACCCCTGATTGCATTTAAAACAACAAGGGGGGTCTTTTCCGGGGACCAAGTTTAAAAAGGTTCTAAATTTGGCTAAAACTGGGCGAAGGTTTGGCCTGAGCTAACTGGGCTGATTATGGCCCTCCCCCTCTAAAGGATGTAACCCCTATACGTAGACAAGAGGTACACGCGGGCCCACCCACCCCCGCCACCACCATGAGGGAAGAATAATAAAAAAGGGAAAGTGTAAGCGGCGCGTAAGCATGGCATGGTAAGGCTACAGGGCCCATGGGCCCTGTGATACTCTACCCAGTAGGGTAGAGTACTGGCCAGTAAAAAAGGCAGCCAGTCGGCTGCCTTCGTGTTTGTGATTCCTAGGGTGTATGTACATACACCCTAGACCAGCGCTTACTGGTTGACGTGTAGGCCGACTAGGTCACCGGCCTTGGCTCTTTCTTCTGCGTCTTTCTTGGCCTGATAAACATCACGGGCCTTGTTCGCTCTGGTCTTTGCTTCCTCTTTGCTGACCATTTCAAACTGGTCTATGCTGACCTTTGCACCTTCGTTCGCGAAATACAAGCTTTCTTCTTGGCCATACATCCACTCATAATCCACTTTGGTTAGAGTGATCAGGAAACCGGCCAGTGATTGAATGTCCTTGTTGGACATTTCAGTTGGTAACACATAGCGGTTACTGTCAATGGTAATTACTTTAGTCATGATTTGCTCTCTTCTTTCTAGGGTTTAAGTTGTACTGGATCGGCTGATCCAGTACATGGATTATACACCAGTTTAACTTACTGTTACGCTAAAAGTTAAATTATTTATTGTTTCTTGGATCTTGTCTTCTAGGTTCCTATCGGCCCAAGATTCTATTGCATCCCCCACGTTGTATTCTTCAATGTCAAAGTTGTTTGACATCCAGTTGCTGATCTGGTCATCCACGTCGTCGTCGGCCACAATGTCCATGACCTTGTCGCGCAGGTTGTGCTTCATCCAATCTTCAATCTTGTCATCCAGATTGTGGATGTGGGCATCCACAACGTCACCGATGGCATCTTCGCGAACAACCTTGTGCGCGTCAAGCCGGTCATACAAGTGACTGTCCATCCAGTTGCTGACTTGTTCATCCACGTCATTCATCGTGACATTTAATTGCTCATTAATAATGGAACTGATCAGTTGAACTACTGCAATTCTTTCGGGAGTGTTGGTCACCTTGTTGTCGATGGTGTTTATCAAAACACCAAAGGCCGTCCGGATTGCCACTTGATCAGGGGCGCTCAAGTTATTGATCATGATCTCCGCATAATCCAAAGCTTCTTGGATTGTGGGACGTGAACCAAACAGGTTATTACGGAAAGGGGTGACTGGGTTTGTCATTGCGTTCTCTCTTCTTTCTAGGGTTGTATCTAATCGGCCGATTAGACAGTTGAATTATAGCACTGTTTTACGTTAGTTACTGCTATTTATTAATAAATATCATGCCTCCTCGGTCCAGTGGTACGCGGGTGGGGTTTAGTGCTTTAACAAGATCATTCCCGCCATTGCGGCCTATCCATCCCGAACCAATAACCCCGTACTGGGTAACGCGGACCTCGATTCGATTCTCTCCCCAAGTCAGGTGCAGCAGATCATTGCCGGCAATCAAACCCTTGCGAATAGCAGCAACTAACTGGGGCCGGCTAGGTTTGCGCAAATAGTCAATTTCAAAGTAACTCATTCTCTATCCTTTCTAAATGAGACCACAGTATAACACCGCGCCAGCAATCCCGCAACAACAAAAACAAAAAAAATTAGCGGGCCCACCCACCCCCGCCACCACCAAATCAGGGAAAAAATTCAGGAAAACAAAACCGGCTGCAGAGAAAAAACCCGCGCGCCTAACGGCGCGCGGGCCATGGGCCACGGCCCATGGAGCAAGGCCCAAGGGCCACGGCTCACGTTGACAGTGGCAAGCGTCAGGGGCCGAGGGCCTAGTTTATAGGGTTTACTTTACCGGCCACTTTATGCGTTTTTTGCATAACCTTTCAGAGGGGGAAGGGGTATAATATCGCCCCTCCCATTCCATGGTTAAGCCGATAGCAGTTCTAACGCTCTATTTTTCAATGCCGCACCGGTTCCAAACCAAGCCGATTCAATGCGGGTATTGTCAGAGCGGCCGCGCTCATGATCGACTAATTCAGTGACAGCATTTAATGCGGCCCATCGCGTGCCGGCCACGCCCACAATATCGGAACCAATAGCGCGCCCGTTGAATAATTCAATAATTCGCTTGAATGCGCGACTATCTTTAATTTCAATTTTGCCAGTGTGATAGGGCTTCAATAATTCGGTCACGAATGAATCGGCCTCTTCGCTTGTCATTTTTTCGCCCGCCAATTTGCGGGATTGCACTAGAAAGCGCTCCCACTGGTTGGCCACAATTCCAAGCTGCAGCCGGACATCGTCCGCATTAAAACGCTCAGAATGCAAAACCCTGATTTGAGATTCACTATTATTCACTGCTGCCGTGATTGTGTTATTGCATACCACGCGCACACTGGTAAATTTTGCGATGGTGGCCATTGTCCCATCGTATGACGTGCCAAGCAAAACATAAGGGCGCACTGTATCGCCCTCGACAATATCGGCCCCTTCGCTTACTTTTGCCAGAGCCCAAACCCTCCGGCCGTAACTGAGAGCGCCCGCGGTTTCCATGGTAAACCCGCCAAGGTCTACCAACTTACTAAAAAACCCCATAACCTCAGAGGGTTGCACCACGTTATAACCCTGTGAAACTACAGCCAAGGGCGCGCCCGTATCGCTCCGGTGCAAAACCTTGCGATCAGGCCATGCTTGAGGGGCACTGGTGGCCGGTGTATTAAATAATACGGGGCTTTCTAATACGTCATAAGCAAGGCCGGCCTGTTGTGTCCATTCTTGAATTGTCGCGCCCGCTGTCAATTGCTGCCCTAGTTTATGCCAAGGGGCTAAGCCTGAATAAGCTATTGCTGCAGTGCCTGTTGTTGTGTCGATCATGTGAGCCATTACGCTATCCTTTCTAAGTTGATAAAAACCGGCTATTTATGCCAGTGCTTGAATTATACATACTTTTTACACTTTGCACGTTTTATTTACATTTATTTTTCAAATTGATCAATAAGCCACCAAAGCGCCCAAAAAATCACAATTATTACGAATATCAAGGGGCCCCCAATTCCCGCCCACAATCACCCGCGATATGGTGGCGCAAAAAAGAGCCATGCGGGAGAGTCCGCACGAATTCGCGAAGCGCTGCAGCATCGTTTTTCGCGCCGTTTTTTCTGGTGTTGTGCCACTGTATCGCCGTCGGTCCACTGGCAGCATAGCAGCCGCCGGCCGCGTCGGTTCCTACTTTCTTTTTTCCGGTGCCATGCGCAACAAAAACCACCACAAATTCGCGGGCACCACGTGCGCACAATGGCCGGCCACCACCACACTGTTGGCAGCTAAAATTTTCGGCCAATTCTGCAGGGCATCGGGCAAATTGCACGCCGTGAATTTTTTGTGGCCATTGGTCGGCCGATTCTAAGGGGGCAGCATATACAGCAGGCCGGCCAAGTTCTACAGCTCGCACAGCATCGGCCACATTGTCGCAGCTTGCATTTATAACTGTTTTATTTGGTTGAGGCAGCGGGAGCGCTTCGGCTGCAAAGTGTGAATAAGTCCAAGCTTGACCACCGCGCGGGACGCTATCAAAAACAGCTTGTAAATATTCGCTGTCTATTTGTGTCGTGCCGGTTTCACTTTTCGGGTGAAGGCTGCAGCTTGTCGGGCACGTGCCATAGGTTTCATGTTCGCCGCTGCGATAAGTAACTGCTATTGGGCCGGTTTTGCTGTTCGCGCTAATACGTACTGTTTTTAACATTTCTCTATCCTTTCTGTTGTGAGGGGCCTAGTATATCAACTTTAACGGCCTTTTGTGTATGATATTTTCTAGGGGTTTTCACGCGTCGCACAATTAAGGGGCTGCTGTTTTCGTCCCATGGCATAACCAAAAAGGGCAAATCATCGGCCGACATAACGCGCATAAAGTCACGAGCGCGAACAAGCGAAGGGAAGGTGCGAATCACACTTTGAGAATTGGGAAAGCACACATCGTATTTGTAAATTGGCATTTTCTATCCTTTCTGGGTTAATCGTCGCGGTCGGTGTTCAACTCAAGGCGCGGGTATTCGTCTTCTATAAAGCTATCGTCAATATGGGCAAGCCCTAAACGGGTGCCGGCATCCCAAATCACGATGGGCAAATCTTGCGGCAAATTAGCGAGCGCAGCCGACAATTTGCCAACTGTCATACCCTTATCAGCGCGAGCAAATTTAAGCGCCTGATTCCAAACCTCCCATGCATCAAAAATTGACGTGTAAATATCCGACATAGAATCATAAAAAGCGCGGCTGCTACGCTCTTCAGAAGTCACAGTCAAAAAGCGAACCACCTCTTCGCGAGGGGCACTGGCAACGGCATTGTCGTATGCCTCTAAAAAAGCCCGTTGTTCAATGGTCAACTTTTTCATTTTGTCACCTCTTCAACGGTGTCAATACCCCAACTGCCATAGCCCGCGTCTTCAAAATCACCACCATCGATTTCGCGTGCCTTATCCCATGCTTGCTGCTCGTCTTCTGCTTGGACCAAGCAATAGACATAGCTTGTACTTGCTGCAATCACTTTGTATGTTTTCATCTCTATTCTTTCTAAGGAACCGGATCAAGCACCGGCATCGCCAGTATAGCAAGGTTTTTGTACCTTGCAACACTTTTTTACATTTATTTTACTAAACCTAGGGTTTCCTCTAGTTCTGCCCATGGCATCCCCCTTGAAGGCCAACACCGCAGCGGCTCAAGTTTTATGCCCTCTGCAGCCAATCTCATAGCATCGCTCCCCTGATACAAACGAATGGTTGAAGGGCGTAGTGTATTACCCATATCAAGGACAAGCACAAAGCAAGGCCTATCCTTAGCAGCATGCCGAGTCATGAAAGCGATTTGATGGGGACGCAGCCCAACTTTTAACCCCTTAGCAACCACTTTCAACTCAAGCAAAACAAAGCGATCCCCGATACCCACCAACATATCAGGGATGCCAAGATTTACACGATTCTCAATGCGCTCAATGCTGCAGTTGAGAAGGCCGGCTTTTACCCTAGCCGAAAATCTAGCTTCAGGTGTCATCTGATCCCCCCAAATCTCGTTCAAAGATATCCGGTGGAGGCTGCTCCACTCCTGCGTCAAATTCAGGATCTTTTTCTCTTGCTGCACTTTCAATCACCACTCCTGTGTCCGCATCGATCAAGGCAGTAGGTGGAGGCCCACCATACAGCTTTTTAAGCTCGTCAAGCTTACGCTGCACCTCTTCCTTGCTCATGCTGTCAATCGTGCCGTGGCGGATCTCTTTACGCTCCACATAGATCGTTCCCAAGGCTTGGCCCCTACGATACTCTGCTTGGACGGCTGCAGCAAATGCACCGGCATCCAAAGCTTTGTCTCGAATGATCTGCAAATCCCGCATATGACGCTCATAGGACGTGTTGTACTTGGATGCCAAGTCAGCACGATAGGCCTGAATAGCCGAGACCACATGGGGATTGATATCAGGGTTTGTCAGCTTCCATGCCATCACAGAAGCGCTGGTGGACTTGTATCCGGCCCTTATGGCTGCCTCTTTCATGGTCACCCGTCCGTCACCACTCACAAGCTCAGTGACAAAGGTCCATTCCTTGGCTGTTAGCTTCCTGCGCTGCTGCCGCAGCGGGGCCACCTCAGTAGACATTCGTTTCTGTGCCTTGTCAGGCATGACAGGGGGAACATTCCAAACGTCTTTCTTGGCCATTAGCTGATTCTCCACAAACGCCAACCATTGTCCACCTTGCGCAGCGTGAACACCCATTTAGGCTGATGCACACGTGTGAAGCGAAGGGCAGCCACTCTGCAGCTTTCAGCCTGCTTGCGCACGCCAAACAGAATGCTGTCTCCCGCCTCCATTTCCCCAAAAGGATATTTGGATCGATTGGTTGGCAGGGCTATTCCCTGATCAATATGTACCATCATTAACTCCCGTAAAAGAACTACCACGAGTATAACGAGTGTCGCCCCCAGAGTCAACCAACAAAAGCAATCAGGGCTCCCTATAGAACTTTTGGAGGGTGTAGTGTGTTTTTATTTTTTTACTTTTCATCTCGCGGAGCCCCCCTAGAAATATTACACTGAATCTCCAGACGTAATTTGCCGAATGCTCGTAACGTATTGATTTCTCTCACTTCTTACGGCATTACGTCTATTACGTCAAATCTCACAAAAATAAAAAAAAAAACACCTCTTACCCCTAAAAGGTCTATAGCACCTAAACCTTAGTATTACTTTTTGGCCTATTTTCACCCCTTTTGACCCTCGGTCCGCGGTCCCCCACCCATCCACCAAAACACACTGTACATCCACCCAGTACAATAATGCATCACACTAAAACCCCCAAACCAAGGGAAAACCCCTAGGAAATAGTACATTCCAAGTAATTGACCTAACTAGATAAAAGCATGATAATAACCCTGTCCACTTAGATAAAAGGTGGACAAACCACTGTAACAAAGAAAGGATAGTGATATGGTTAAAAACACGGATACTACGGATAAAGACATTGAACAAATCATGGACGATGCGCAGATTTTGCTTAACTTTTGCGCAACTACTTTTGTCAAACCTGCTGACGCGTGGTTCGCGAGCCTTGTTTCTGCAGCCATCTTGACTGCAGAATTAAGTGTGCCCTTGGAGAAGTTCTTGGAGGGCTTTGAGCACGCATACAGCGATGCGATGAAGGCCAAGAAGGACATGGGGGCATCTTATGATCATTAATGCGGACAATTACGTGCCTGTTAGGCGCACGAATCAGTGCTTGACGCCATTTAACACGGGGAAGGTGCAGATTGGTTTGTTGTACCAACCCCCGCCTCCTGAGATGACTTCCTCGGAAGAAATCATTCAATCGGTTTTGTTGGGTACGGGCTCGATGTATCGTCCGGCCCCTGCGTGGCCCGTGATCCTTGGTTCTGCAATCTTGGCAATTCTTTTAATAACTTTGATGGGGTAAATATGCACGAGTTTCTTTACGAATGTGACGAGTTGGGTTTAGCGCTCAAATGTTTGTTTGAGTATGAGCCGGCTGAAGTTGGCTCTGTTGAGCCCATGTCTGGGATGAAATTGGAGCCTGACTATCCGGAGGTGTGGACTCTTGTTTCGGTGTTCTTGCCTAACAGTTCTGTTGACTTGAGCGGGGTTTTGCATCCGGATGTGATTTTTCGGATTGAGCAGGACGCACCTATTTATTTTGAAGAAATGAGGAACGTAATATGACTGAGCAAAGAGAACTAGAACTGTTGCGGCCATATGTAACGGAGTGTGGCAAGTTGGTGGATCAAAACTTTAAGTTGGAGCAGCACTTGAAAAAGATAGACCGGCTGCTGCTTGAAGTGCTGATGGGTGACACCGATCCCATGCAGGCCATGATCAATCGTCAGAAGATAAAGGATGAGTATGAACAAACCTGATTGCCACAAATGCGTGAACCGCGATCCTTTGCCCATGACGCATCACATCCAATGCTTGGAGCCCAAGGCGCAGATCTCTGGCAATGCGAGGGCAGCGCAGAAGGGTTGGTTCCATTGGCCGTGGAATTTTGACCCTATTTGGTTGGAAGAGTGCAGTGCATACGAGGAGCCTAAAACATGACCACATACAAAGAACTGGGTGAGTTGATGCGCAATCTGCCCACTGATGAAACATGGCTGCCGTTGTTTTTGGGGCGGCTTAAAGAGAAAGATCCTGAGATCTATCGACTGATGATGGAACAGGCAAAAGACAAGTTAAAGGAAAAGGAATGAACAACTTTAAAGTTTACGCAGTCATATTGGTAACCCTGATTGCCTTTTGGGGTTGGGCTATTTTTATTTTGAAAGGACAACCATGAAAGACCTGAGTTTCTTTGAGAAGGCCATGGGTTGGCGTAAGCGCCAAATGGTCGAAGCGCAGTTAAACAGGAATGAAATCACTGAAAAGGTTCGCAACGTGGTCCTTGAAGAGGTGGCCAAGGAAATTGAAACGATGAAAGCTTTTGGCCCTGACACAATAAGCAGTTTTACTGTCCATATCAGGAACATGAAACGTGAGCTTTACTAATCAACATCTGGCGCTTGGAAGTAAGCAGCCTGTGCATCAATTACAACTTTGCAATAAATGCGAAGAGATGCGGCCACCGGAAGGTGGGATTCAAATGAGTGCAGCAAGATGGATATGCGCTTGCTGTTGGACCAAACGAGTAACAACGAGGAACCTTGTACAACATGCCAAGACCAAAACCACAGGAAATCTTAAAACCAAGATCCGTGAGGATGTCTGACTCTGAGTGGGCAGCCTTTAATGAATTAGGCGGGGCCGATTGGCTTCGCAAGATGATGAGAACCAAACCAAGAAAATATTATGAAGTGTTTAAAAAACCAGAAGAAGCTGCAGTCCAAAGAGCCACAAAAACCTTTGAGCCAAGAGGAGTTGAAGGCGTGGTGGCCTTTCACTCGACTTGACCCGAAGTTATTTCCAAAACCAATCCAACGCGATTTATCGCAATATGAGGAGAGCCCACTATGAAACGTAAAAACACAAAAACTTCCCGAGCACGCTCATTTATGCAGAGTCATCCTGCAGCGTCCCCAAATGAGATAGCGTATCGATTTGATCTAAGCAAACAAGCTGTTTATGTTCTGCGCAGCAAATTGAGGAAAGATGGATGGAAGCCGGCTAAGAGATCAGAGCAGTTTGCCACACTTGCCCCTGCCGGTCCTGTACCGGAGTATTACCAAAATCCTGAGCAGCAGAGCGCTGCCGGCAGCGCACCACTGGAAATTGAGATGTACGAAGACGAAGTAGACGCAACCCTTGACGCTCGGGCCGTGGAGTACGGCAAGTTTATCGAGGGCGCTGAAGTCATGCAGATGCTAAAACGTGTTGTACAGGCAGCGTTGAACAATCGTGACAAGATCTTGGCACATGATCAGGCTGAGGCCATGGACATGATCATCCACAAGATTGGCCGCATTGTGAACGGCAATCCTGATGTGGTGGACCACTGGTTAGATATTGCCGGCTACGCCAAGTTGGTAGCAGACCGCCTTGAAGGGCGGATCCGCTGATTATTTTGCTTCACCCCAGTTCGGTCCGACTTCCACATCGCACCGACTGGGGACTTGCATATTGACGCACGTTGCCATAATTTCTGCTGCACGCTGCGCTTCTTCCTTTGTCTTGACGCTCAATGCCAGTTCATCGTGAACCTGCAGCATGGGCATGATCCCCTCCCGAGCAAGAGCCACCATTGCTGCCTTTGTCTGGTCAGCGGCTGACCCTTGGATGAGGCGGTTCAACCCCTTGTAGGTGCCTGCGCGCTTGATCCTCTGACCGTATTCCATGATGGCTTGCTCACGTGGGAGAGCTTTGTTCACGCCCCACTCCATGGGCTCCCAAAGTGGAAAGCGGCACTTGCGTCCGAGAAGGGTTCGGATGGAGCCGCCAGATGCGGGGTGCTCGATCCGTTTCATCACAGCATTGACTGTGCCTTTAAGGAACGGGACATTCCTGTGGAATTGGTCGATGAGCTCTGACGCTTCGTCTAGGTTCAGGTCCAGTTGCGCGGCCAGTTTGTTCTTGCCCATGCCGTACATCAAACCCAGACCAATGGTCTTGGCTGCTTTCCTTTTGATGCCTGCCATGTCAGCAACCATCTGGTGAAAGTCGGTGTTAGGGTCGTTCTGATAGGCCCCCACCATCTTGTCGGCTCCGGGTAAATCGAGGAGCGAAGCGTAGTGAACTAAGAGCCTTGGCTCCTGTGAGGAGAAGTCGTTTGATGCCCACATTTCGCCCTCTTCTGGCAGGAACAGGCTGCGAACCATGGGGCCAATGATCTCGTGGCGGGCAGGGACTTGCTGCAAGTTCGGGTTGGCCATGGACAGACGTCCTGTAACGGTGCCGCCATCGTCTGAGCGCATCTGGTTGACGTGCGGATGGATCCGTCCTGTCTTGGCACTGAAGTTGAGGTACGGCTGCAGAAAGGTGCTGTGCGTTTTGTTAGTCTCGCGCGCCTCCACAATCATCTTGGCGATCGGGTGCTCACAGCCATCCAAGAAGCCTTTTGTAAAGCTCGGTTGGCCGTTCTCGGTCTTTGCATACTGCAATTGAAGCTTGTCAAAGGCTAGGGCGATGCTTTGTGCGGCCCAGATATCGACGTTGGATCCGACAAGTGATTTGAGGTCCTTGTGGATTTGTTTCTCACGCTGAATCAATTGGTCAATTAGCTGCTCACATTTAGGGCGGTCAAAGCGAATGCCGCGGCTTGTCATGTTGTGCAGGACGGGGAAGGCTTCTGTTTCGAGGTTGAAGATGGATTCGACTTCATCCTGACGCATGCGGATCTTAAAGGCTTGCCATAGTTTCAGTGTGAGCGCGGCATCCTGCTCAGCGTACTCTCCCACATACATGGCGGGTAGTTTCCAAAGTTCTTTTTTTGGATGAACTCCGAAGTCCGCAGCGGCTTGTTTGAGACCTTGTTCTGACTTGACTTCTTGGAGATAGTCAAATCCCAACGAGTTGAGAGCGTAGCTGAAACGGTTTTCATCAAGAAGTGGGGCAGCGAGCATGGTATCAACGATCCGTCCGTTGACCTTAAAACCACTTGCTTGTAGCCACCCCAAGTCATAGGCGGCGTTATGCATAACCTTATCGGAAGGGTAAGCCAGTACGTCCGTGAGCCATCTTTCCACTCTGCGTCTGTCCAAATTTCCACCACCCTGATGCGCCACCGGAAAATATCCAGACCATCCATCGACGGCAATGGCGTAGCCGACAACGAAACCGTCGTTCCGAGGCCATCCCGGGCCCATGGATTCCAAGTTGGGGTCACAAGTTTCAAGGTCAATTGCAATCTCTTTCGCTGTAGATAGGTTAGGGAACACTTCCGGTGCCACCCACTCTGTGGTTGTAGGGAAAAGTGGGATTGTCTTTTTCATATTTTGAAGCCTTTTTCTATATGTTTTGGCAGCACAAGGTGAAGTGTTTGTTTGGCGCGGGTTATTCCCACGTAAAAGAGCCGGTGAACATTGTCCCCGTTGCTTGCGTATTCCTTGGCAAATCTTGGTGAGAGGTCCATGAGCAGCAGCACATTGTCCGCCTCCCCGCCCTTGGCTCCGTGAATCGTGGACAGTTTAATCCGGCCCATGGTTGAAAGCTTGGTTCCGCGTCTAAGGACCGCGGTCAAGTAGAAACGCTTGTCTTCGGTAATGCGGGATAAGGCTTCATGCCAGATTGCATCGGTCTGCAATCCAAAGCTATTCTGCAGGTCCTTGATGCTGTATTCAAGAAGCGCCTCGCCCTTGAAAGTGCGGTAGCCCTTGGTTATATATTCAGCGCCAATGTATTTGTAGACGTTCCTGATCTCATCGCCATACAGGAACTCCCCTTTGCGCAGCCTTTCCCATGCCTGTACGGCTTTTAAAAGGGTCAGGCTAAGGCTTGGTACACCCGAGCGCTCAAAAAGGATTCCAGAGGCCCTGAGCCATTCATGCACAGGGTTCAAAAGATAGTTGGTGCTGCCCATGATGAGCCATTGGCCGTCATCAATCGGTACATCTTCAAACCGGTAGTAGGTCATGACTGCACCCTCGTAGTCGCGGGGCTTCCATTCTTTTTCTTGGCGCTGTTTGATTTGCTCCACAACTTTGTTGGCAAGTTTGTGGACGATTGATGGGACGCGGTAGGACTGATCAAGAACTGTGATCTGGCCCTCAAATGACAAGAAGCTCTTGACATCTGCCCCTGCCCAAGTGAACACTGCCTGATCGTCGTCTCCGGCGAGGAATACCCGTTTGGATTTTTTAGCGAGGGATTCGACAAGCTGCCATTGCAGGCGGGACAAATCTTGTGCTTCGTCAACAATCAGCACTTCAAGGGACGGCAGGCGCTCGGGCTGCACCACAATCATTTCCAGAAGATCGGTGAAGTCGAGGAGTTCTTTGCTGCGTTTGTAGTGCCGATAGGATCTTTCGACAAATTCAAAGTGATGCCATTCGATATCGAGGCCGCACTGGTTGTAGTGCTCGCGCAGATCTACGCCGCGGATGCGGGCTAGGTTGATCTCGTTCAGTATTGGGTTGTCGGCCTTGGCCATGTCCACATCATCTTCTTGGACCACGTTCATTTGAATGCCTGCCTGTGCTGCAAACTCTCGGTAGTCTGCGGGCTTCATCATGAAGTCCACCCTAACGGCAAGGCAGTGGAAAGCCAAGCTGTGCAGGGTTCTAAAGTACGGAAAATCGGTCTTAGCATTCAAGGCAGGAAACTTCGCAATCGCTCGGTCCTTGGCCTCTGTTGCTGCTTTCTTGGTAAACGAGAAGTAGCCAATCTGCATCGAGGACAGATCAGACGCCAACTCGCGGTCAACAACATTCAGAAGGTAGGTTGTCTTGCCAGATCCCGGAGGGCCAAAGACCTTGCGGATATCAGTCATACTCCTCATCCCACAAATCTTCCATCCAAACAAGGATAGGTGTGTCGGGTCCCATGTAAGCGCCCTCGATGTTGAACTCAATGTATTCGCGTGCTTCGTCAGCATCCATGTTGTCGCGCTCCATGAGCGTATTGCGAATGGCTTCTGCGTCGTATACCAAAACTGATATACGGGTTCCACCGTGGCCCCAAATCATTGCGGGGCCAATTACTGCGTCATCATGTCCATCAATTTTTAGCATCAGAATGGGCTCCCTGCGGTGCGTTTGGTTTGTGACTCAAAAGGTGCGTCCTGTTTCTGAAAGCGCGGAATACGCCAACAGCGCACAGTCCGGCCTTTGAGAAATAGCGGTATTGGCTCGCCACCCATGTCGCGAAGGCGCTGAGCCATCTTCGGAGCCGTGAGGCCAATGAAGTTGTTGCGCTTCAAGTGTGCTTCGAGGTCCTTGATCCGGAAGTAGGTTTTCGCTTCATCGACATCCGTCCACGGGCGGCCCATGAGCATCTCTTCGCGGTCCATTGCTTCTTGCATATGGGTTGTAAATTCTTCAAGCAGATCCATGAAGCGGCCAGTGATGCTTGTGTCCTCTGGTGCATCGGTGATCTGCTCTGTCTCCACCATCTCTTTGAGAAGGGCGTTGAGCATCTGTTCCCAATCTTGCTTGCGCAAGGTGGGCGGCAGCACGTTCAGCTTTTCAAGACAAGCCTTTTGGAAAGCCACTTGTGTGAAGAGGCTCTCGGTGTCTAGCTCGACGCGTCTGCCATTGACATCAAGGAACCACAGGGGTGGCTCACTGGCGTACTTAGACAAGGCTGCTATCTGAGGCGCATCAGGACCGTTTGTTCCGATGCCATATTTGCGTGATCGACATAGGCCCGAGTTGCAAAAGCTATTGAGCGGCGCGTCTTTGCACTTATAAAGGTATTCTTTCTTGCCAACTTGTTTAACAAGAATTTGGACTTCATTGTTAGGCAGGGGCGGGGATACATACTTGAAGTTGTACTCGACCATTTTGTCTTCCCAAGCAGCGGGGAATGCGCGCTTAAGAAAGACTCCAATGTTGAATAGTCCATTGTTACGGGTGCCCTCGGGAAAGCCTTGGGCGCACAAAGCCTGTAGGCAAGGCGGACCATCTTTGACGGGACTCTCCGCTTGCTTCGGCGGCTCTGGAACAATGAGCGGCAACTCTTGGACGGCGGCTTCATAGAGTGCATAGAACTCTTCAAGCGTGGCCGCGGACCCGTCGGCATTGAATGCATACCGCGTACCGTTGTCGCCCCCGAAGTACGGTAGGTTGAGAAAGTTTCCTGTGTCTCCTCGCTCAACCAATATTTCGGATTGTTTAGGAAAAATCTCACGGCCCGCTTCACCGAGGAGAGCTGCCGCATTTTTGAGATATTCTTGGAATTCCCGAGCCGGAGCCGGCTCCCTAGAAAATAAGAAGACATGTGCTCCTCCGGATTTACTGCGGCAGACAACCATGGGCAGCTTTAGCTGCGCAACTTTGTCCACCAAGCCTTTATGGTCAAGAGGGTACTGATCAATATCGATACAGCCCCAAATACAAGTATTGTCAGCACGGATAGGAATAATCCCAAGGGAAGGATCAACACCATCAAGATGCTGTACCCAGAGGTCATCTGTTGGTGGCTTCCTAACAACCGTAGCTTGCCCCGCCTGCTTCCCATCACCGCGCTCCTTTTTAATACGGTAGGTTCCGTAAGCTATATCCAGACCGCTGAATATCGCTTTGAATTTTGTTATGTCGGTCATGCTTCACTCTATAAAGGTGGGGGTACCGGAATGACAAGTCGTCCGCAAGCTTTCGAAAAAGCAAACCTTGCCAAACTTTCCCCCCGGTAATCAGAACGGTACGTCGTTAGCGTTAGGGGCGCTCTCGTGCTCGTGCTTAACCTTTACTTCGCCTGTACCCACTTGGGTAGCGAAGGACTTGGCCGCTTTGTAAGCGTTCATGTCTTCTACAGGACCGATCTTCTCGACTTCCCAACCAAACCACTTACCCTTGTCGTTGGACTCAGCCTGTGTCGTCAGGCGATACACCTGTGAGTACATGGGTGGAGTGAAGGGACCATTGGCTCCCATCATCTTTGTGGACATCATCATGCTGTTCCACTTGCGCGATTTTTTAAGTTGCGTTGACTTCATGGTAATCAATGCAGGCTCAGGAATACCAGAGTCGCCAATGATCATCACATAGTGGTTTGCCGTGTTCTCGATGTAGTTGCCGTTATCGAGATAGTCCTTGTTGTCGCCCGGTTCGCGGTGTGTGCGACTTAGGATGTCAGACGTGGCGGGATAGATATTCATTGGGGCACCAGAGCCAGAACCACGTGGAGCCCACTCAATGTACTGACGTACATAGGCTACGGGCAGCACCATGATGCCTTTTTTGCCGTCATACAACTGACCCGTGACGCTGTTGAGGATCATGCCGGGCAAAGCGCCGTCAACCTCACCTACTTCAGGGCTTGTGTTGGTCAAAAGCTTTAAGAATGGCAGGGCGAAATCGTCCTGATTCATGTTCTCAAAACCACTCTGAGCGTCCTGCTCAAAGTCACCTGCCAATGCAATTGCGTTGGTCTCTTTTACTGCTACTTC